CCTGCAACCGCACCGTGCGGTTGGTTCACTGTAACCGTAATCGTAGAAGAGCCGTCCGTTGCAGCAAACGTAAGATCGTCAAATACGGTAACATCTTTTGTGGAAATGTTTACTGTTCCAACAGAGCCTGTTGTCTCTACCCCTGTGACAGAAGCACTAGCATCAATGTCCCCAGAAATAGTTACTTCCCCGACAGAGCCTACCATTTCAGGGGAGGACACCAAAACAAGAGCATCATCATTAACACGAGCGTACGCCGTACCTACGGCTCCTGTGCCCTCTACCCCTGTTAATGTAGCGATGTTTTCATTTTTAGTGATCGTACCTACCCCTGTAGATGCCGATACACCAACAATAGAAACCGAAATGTCTTCGTTTAGTTCGTTCGAAAAACGTATCGGGGTAACATCATAAAAAGCATTACCGTAGTTGATGTAGTATTTCTTGTTTGTACCCACACCTAAGTATTGATTTCGCTCTAATGTCACCCAAGGGTGCAAGGCACGAGCTACGCCCAAGTAGGACGCAGTGGTTTGCTTTAACCAACCACCGATCTTTTCAGGAAAACCAAATCGGAAACGAATCTTGTCTCCATCGAACCAGCCACCTTCGTTTGAATACGAGGTAATTTCTCTGTTAACACCCGGTTTAAACTGAAGTTTTGTTAGTGGCATGGTGCACCTCTTTTATTAGAGTATACATCACGCTGGCTTCGTAGGCCAATCAGAATCTGATAGGTTAGGCCAATTAGCGTGGTTTGTAATGTCTCGTAACGCCTGTCGATATGTAACCCAAGCAGATGTTATGTCATCTGATACGTCTGGAAGCTGGGACCAATCAGATTCTTTTAAAAGAGCATCTCTTATTTCCCTGTTGTACGCTGCTATTTCTTCAACACTAGGTGGGGGAGGTGGAACATACGCAGCAGCGTTTGGAACCATTTGGTTAAAAAGGGCTTCCGTATCAAAAATAGGAGCAGTGTCCGTAGGATCACAAGTGAAGGGAATCCATCCATACTCGGGGTGGTTTATTTCGCAGTCTATACGGCTTTCATCTTCTGTTGCAAAAACAGGATTTCTGTATTCCATTTATGATATCCTTACCCAGAGTGTGTGCGGATTTTGTCGGTCAGTAGCTGTAGTTGGAACAGGTTCCCCCATTAAACGCCATGTGCCAGTTAAAGCGGAAGCATTAGTCCCAGCAGACCCGTAAATTGTTATATTTGAAGTCGTGATTATAGAAGTGGAGGAGGAGTAGGAGCTAAAATTACTTATCGCCGCCGGACGTAAATTGCTACCTAAAGTCGTATCTCCGGCGCTAAATTCAAGTGAGCCATTATACCAAGCAAAAACATAGGTTCCTATGGCACCAAAAGTAGTGTTTGTGCCAGGGGCGACACTTTGCCATGTGGTGCCATTACTGGTCAGAACATTTCCACTAGCTCCGGGTCCAATTGTGTTAAATGTATCGCTGCCATTGCCAATAAGAACGGTGTTACTGGAAAACGATGATGCGCCCGTACCCCCGTTAGCCACAGAAAGAACAGTGCCAGACCAATCATCGTTGTTAATTGCTAATGTTCCGCCTAGCGTCAGGCTTCCGCTAGTTGTGACAGTCCCCGTAAGGTTCAATCCATTAACAGTCCCCGCACCGCTGACAGAAGTAACCGTTCCACCTGCGTCCGTAGATGCAATCGTAATTGAGCCAGCAGCATTAGTAACAGTAATTCCGCTTCCAGCGGTTAGTGTCGAAAGCGTATAACCAGAGCCATCACCAATCAAAAGCTGCCCGTTTGTTGGAACCGTTGAAAGTCCTGTGCCGCCGTCAGCAACGGCAATTTCAGTAATTCCAGAAATAGAACCACCCGTAATTGTAACACTATCCGATGCTTGTGTTGCAATCGTGCCAAGACCCAGTGTTGTCCGTTGTTCCGCCGCATCAGCATCATCAAGAATAGCGCGACCCGCAGATGTTAAGTCTGTTACAGCGTAGGTATCTGAACCCGTAGTGTAAATCATTTTATCTGCGGAGGTTGTTAGCCCTGCAATAGATGTTAGCCCTGCATCTAGTGGCTGAAAGTTAATTGTACTGGTGACATCAACAACATTTGCTGCCGCACCAGTGCCATCTGTATAGACAACTGCACTTTTTCCTGCGGCAATCGTTACATTGTTACCAGTGCCTTGACTCAATATGACGCTTTCAGATGTAGTGTTCTTAACAAAAAACACACGCTGCAAGTCACTTGGCTGAATCGTTACCGTATTTGTTCCGCTCGGTGATCCGCTAAACAAAAGAACAGCATACTGTGTATCTGACAACACTCCGTCTGTTGTGGACAGTGTATGCGTTGTACCACTGAGCGTAATTGTACCAACTCCACTTGTAAGCCTATCGACTATCTGGAGGTTGGTATTTGTTGTATCGCCCCACGTACCAGACTGTTCGCCCGTTCCTATAAGTTCGATACCTGTATTTGCATATGTACTCATAATAACCTCTAAGCCGCTATCTCAACCCAAGTGGTTTCTTGATCAGGTTCTATCTCAGTATAGCTTGTTCCCGGATTTGGTTCAATATTACTGTAGCTCGTACTTGGAGATGGCGTGATTTCCGTAAAACTTGTTCCCGGTGCGGGTGTAATAGGGGTGTATGCCGTACCCGGAGCAGGAATAATATTGCCCCAAACAATAACGCTGCCCACAACGCCTGTGGCCTCTAAGCCAGTGACATTAACAATCGCAGACGCATTTACCGTTACGCTGCCCACATTGCCTGTAGCTTCCAAGCCAGTGACAGGAACGTTTGCGTCAGCCTCAACCGTTACAGTGCCAACGGCTCCCGTGGCCTCCAACCCAGTTACAGAAACAACAGCACTTCCTGTTACGGATACGTCACCAACAGCCCCTGTAGCTTCAAGACCCGTGACATTAACAATAGCATCAGCTTCGACAGTTACGTCACCAACGTTACCTGTGCCAGCAACGCCCGTAGGAGATACAACCGCCTCTCCAATTACGGTCGCCGTTCCAACGCCACCCGTTGCTTCTAAGCCCGTAGGAGATACAACCGCAGATGCAGCGACTGTAACGCTGCCTACACCACCAGTCGCCTCTAATCCTGTGACGGGTACATTGGCATCAGCTTCAACCGTTACGCTGCCCACGGCTCCCGTGCCAGCGACACCCGTTACTTCAACAACAACGTTTGGATCAACACCACTATCCGCGAGTGGTGCGGAAGCTAATGGTGTAAATCCAAGCATGTGTTATGACTTCCAGTAAGTACGGCCTGAAGTAATAGTGCTGTTGATGCGCGTCATGTCTTTGCCGCCATCTGTGTACTTGCTGTCTAGCACTTCCATTTCCAAGTGCATGACCATGTTACCGACCTGCTTTTTCTTTTCAGCATCGCTTTCATGTTCCATTTTCATGCCATTTTGGATGTTTTCTACCTGATCGCACATATGTAACAGCTTCAGGTAGTCACGGTCTAATTCATTTACAGCCATATTTAGGTTCCTTCTAACTCAGCTATACGCGCCTCAAGCGCATCACATTTTGCCGACAGTTCTTGTACGGCTTTCACAAGAATAGGATATGAACGAACATAATCCGCCTCTAACTTTTCAGGGTTTGACCAATTCACCAAGCGTGTGCGCGATGAAGATGAGTGGTCTAGCTCAACATCGTGCAACTCTTGAGCAATAAAGCCGATATCTGTCTTTGCACCCAACGATCCATCACGGCGGTTCCAAGTGAACTGCACTGGGCGCATGTCGTTGATGAAGTCTAACCCATAGCTAATATCTGTAATCGCAGTTTTGTCGCGCTCGTCTGATAGACTGCTTATAGTCTGAACATTACAGCGCAGTGATGTGATATTATTATCACCAAGCGTAATTTCGTTTGTAGCTGTCGCGCCACTAGGCATAGCTTCATTGCCAACACAGGTAACATTAGAACCTGTTGTCAGTGCGTTTGTTGTAGAGCCGCCCTGTGAATACCCTGCGTTATATCCTAGAAAAGTGTTGTTGGCTCCAGTGTTTACGCTGCGACCTGCATATGCTCCAAAAGCTGAATTATCATCACCCTCAGTCAAGCTATAGAGAGCTTCATTTCCTAAAGCAGCGGCATAAGACGCTGATGTTAAGCTGTAAAGACTTCTATAACCGCTACCTACATTATAACTTCCAGAACCGCCATTATACCCACTCTGATAGCCCAAGAAGGAATTATAATCGCCACCGTCTACGTCATACCCAGCTTGATAACCAATATAAACGTTATATTGTGAAGTGCTTAAAGCACTAGCCCCAGCTTGATAACCAATAGAAACGCCGCCTGCTGCTGATTGTGCATTCCCACCGATGCAAACAAAGTAACTTGCCGTGTTATCGGCTGTATCTGTATTATATCCTACAAGTGTATTGTAGTCTCCAGAATATACATTATCACCACTATCATAACCAATTGCGACATTATAATATGGATTACTTGTGGTTGATCTGCCTAACGCATCATAGCCAATAGCAACTGAACGCTGATGATTTCCATCTGACATTGCATCATAGCCAATAGCCACACTATAATCACCATCACAGTCATTCATGGCATTATAGCCAATAGCGACTTGGTAGTCTTTACTGCTTACGGCATAGTTCCCTGCCAAAGAACCTACATAAGTGCCGCCTGTTAGAAAAGTGCCGCGACCTGCGTTACTACCGACAGCCACTGAATTTGTATCAGTCGCGTTATCATACATGGCGGAAACGCCAATAGCGACATTATTACTCGCTGTAGTTAAGTTAAAACCCGCTTGATAGCCTAATGCTGTGTTATAATTGCCACTGGTTACATCTAAAAGAGCTTGGTGTCCAGCACCTACGTTGCCAGTGCCTGCTCCTGTCCCACCCACTGCGCCATAACCGACTGCTATGTTACTTGATCCCGTGTTAACAGTTAAAGCATAACCACCAACAGCGATATTTTGAGAACCTGTGGTTGTGTCAGCGCCTGCCTCTCGTCCAATGGCGATATTATGAGCGCCAAAGGTTACGCTTTCACCCGCTTGCCTTCCTACTGCAATATTATTACTGCCTGCAAAACTGCTGCTGGTTAATGCTTGATAACCAACTGCTACGTTATCATCACCATTACCACCATCAAGAGCCTGAGCGCCAACTACAACATTATAATTTCCTGTAGTTATATTAAATCCAGCACTCCTACCAACTGCTGTATTATATTCTCCAGAAGTTGTACTACCTAATGAAGCTCTGCCAACTGCTGTATTGCTTATTCCCGTTAATGCGCCGTGCAATGCTTGATAACCAACTGCTACAGAGCTTGCAGCTCCAGTATTGTTATCAAAGGATTGAAACCCTATTGCTACGTTGTTAGTAGCAGTGGTTAAATCATTTCCTGCTTCATGACCAACTAAAACATTCGCGTCACCACCCGTTATTGCGGCTCCTGCGCCTGAACCTATGGCTACATTCCAAAAAGAAGAACCATAAGCCATTGAGCTTAAAGCGTCATCGCCTATAGGAATATTAAAGTAGTTATCGTCGCTATCGCCTTGCAAAAAATTATTCTGCCAAAGCATTACCTGACCGCTTTGGTCTGGCAGGGAAATTGTGCGATCAGCTTCGGGGTCTACCACTGTAAGTGTGGTTTCAAAATCGTCAGCAGTTGATCCTTCAAAGACAATGTTAACATTGCTTAATGCAATATCACCAGAAAATGTGCCGCCACTTTCTAAGATTAAATCTTCTGCCGCAGCCGTAATAAACACGACCGCGCTGCCAGACAGGTTAAGCAAAGAGCCTGTTGAACTTTCAGTCAATGTGCGTGAAAGCGTTGTGCCAGTAGCCGTATAGGTGCCAGTGCCAATTTCCCAAGCGTCGCCATCTTCTATCGTGTAGCGTACAACATCAGCATCAGCTACACCGCCATCCGCAAACGACTGATAGCCTGTCTCAGCAGACCCAAGTGTTATCGTACCTGTGCCTGTGGTTGCCGTAGCGACCTTAACTCTATTGGCTAGAACAACCATATTTTACACCTATGCAGGATCAGGGATTTCAACGTCAAATGTGGCTACTGTAAACGTATTGCCAGACACAACTGACTGCGATGTTGTCAGCGAACCTGTGCAAAGCAAGCGTGTCGCAGATACGTCTGTGATCGCATAGTGCGTTGCCGTGCCTGAGCCTGTTACCGATCCATCAGAAATAGCTGCACAGGCTGTCTTGCGGCCTGAAGTATCACCGTCCTCTGGCGCACCAAACGATACTGAGGTGCTGTTGCCTAGCGTGTAAGTGCTTGTCGCCTCTGTGTATGTCGTAGGCTCCTGCGAACAAATGTCTATGCGATCTGCCTCTGTGTCCAACTTAGCCAGCGCAGCGTCTAGCACATAATCTGAAATGGTTGCCATGTGTTTCTCCTAGAATGTGTTGACCTGCATGCGCAAGCCTGAGCCGCCAAACTTGGCCTTTTCATTGTTAGCGTTTATACCATCAATAGCTGATTGGTACAACGATGCCCAAACTGTCGTGCGCTGATCGTCAACTAAGTAGGGCGCTGAATGCATCAAAGCACCATACAAATACGCATCTGGGAAATACTGCAAAATCCAGTTTGAGGTATTGCTATCGTCCAATGGCGTGGTGCGTGCGTAGTAGTAAAGCTCACCTGTGTACGCGCTGTCTGGCGTAGGCCAAACTTCAAGCTGGCCTGCGATCACGGAGTAATACTTTGGCCTGCCTGTCGTATCCGCGCTGCCTCTGCGATAAGACTGAAGTGCTAGTGGCGTGACTAGCTCAATAGGGCGCTCATCTACGTCTAAGTGAAAACGCACAGCTTCCATAAAGCCATCGGGTAGCTGTGTGTAGCGCGCATCAATGCTTGCCGTGCTGCGCTCTTCCATACGCCAGTGGCGCACTTTGCGATCCATGTCAGCCTCTGCAAGGCTGATGAAATCAGGGATAACACTTGTAAGATCATCGCGGTTTAGCCAGTTGGCGATTGCGGTCTTTAGTTCTGCGTAGGTTGTAATAGCC